AGTTCAATACAGCGTCCACCAGTTACTGTTACAACCGCATTACGCCCAATCTGGTCGTCCAATCCGCCTATGATATCACCAATAATTGCGGGAATGAGTTCGGTAGAATCGGCGTAGGTGTAGGAGCCACGGCTCTTCACTGCCATATCACGGAGCATTTCGGCGTTATGAGATGTACCGAACCCGAGAGTATTTACGGGCGTTCCGTTTGGTAGCCGCGCCGAGAGTAGCCGTAGCAATCCAACCGAGCTGGTGATTCCTATGTTGATAAATCCATCGGTCATCAGGAAAACGGCGTCAATTGGCGCAGTAGCAATATTTACACTACCAAGAGCCGTAATTGCTGCCTCTATATTAGTACCGCCCTGAGCGGAGAGCCTATCTATAATACGATGAATATCCGTCTTAGACGATAAAGTCATAGTTGCGCAGTTTACAATCACGGACGCATCCTGCGAATATTGAATAACGGTAAGCATATCCTGCTCCTCCATTCGGTCAATGAGCAGGTGAAGAGTGCGTACTACCGCCGAAAGTGGCTCGCCCTCCATACTTCCGCTCGTATCTAGGAGCAGGGCGATATGATAAGGTGTGCGTGCTACACCCCCGCCACGAGTGGGTAGAATTCGCACTATAAGATTGTTAGCATAGTATGCGGCATCTAGTTGAATGGGCATTGTTTGCCAATTCAATTAGATAAAACAGTCAACTCAATTTTTTCAACATAACATTATGGCTGTGTATCGCTCTTATAGTTTTGAGTGAGTACCGTTGTCGCGCGCTTATATTTGAGGTAGTCCGTATGCGACCGAAATATAGGAAATGGTGTACCTTGACCCGGAGGGCTTGTATAGGTAACAACACCAGAACTAGTATTATAGAGATTGAAATTATTTGAATAGGCAGAAAAGATTGTCTTACCCTCTTTGAATGACGTTGAATCTGCCGACGACCGATCGTTAGGCTGCTTACGAAACTGTAGTACATCGCAACTCTGCGCACAATAGTTTACGGTCGAAAGGGGCAAAGCAGGGTCAGGGTAATAGATATATGTCTGCGTTGAGCCATAGTAAGGTGGAGCCTGTGACGGAACTGACATATTTAATGAGCGACCAGAAATTCTTTCTCGTAGGCAGACTCCATTTCGGGCAGGGGCACCTCGCGATAGTCACGAATAAATTCCGTTACACCACCCTTACGAATGCCAATGACACCTGTATTATTGGTAATTATTGTATAGAGGGTCTTCGCGCCGCTATCACGTCCACTAATTCCCGCCCAACGATTTGCGCTACGCATCCACTTATTCGCAGAGGAGTTATAGACGAGCTGTGCGCCCGAAAAGACGATGCCGGACGGCGATACAACCGTTGTATCACATTGTTCACACACAACACCGAGGACCTTTCCTGAGTATTTTACCTCGTCGCCCAGTACAACAGAGTCCATACGCTTCCATTCTCCGTCCGCCATTTGAACCTCTGTAGAGCCGCTAATACCGAGACTATAATCCATGATGGGTAAATCTTCAGAACCAACAAACCCTCCATTGAGAGCCTTAACCGCTATACGCTGTGTCTCACTCACTACGGGAGCCGATTCGTGCTCGTCGTAGTCGGCAACGAGCAGTCCGTCCGTACCCACACGGAATCGGTGTCCGCTTACGTTGAGGCATATGAGTTCGTCAAGCGAACCCGCCCATATTGCCTCTGGGTGTGCCTCCGCCGGCACCATCCCCGCCGAGCCCGCCAGGACGTAATGCGCGGCACTTACAACCACGTCGCCAATACGTACCATGGGCGTTGAGCCGCCGGCGAAGCGGAAGACCGACGTCACAACCGGTGCCTTATTGTTAGGAACCTCAGCCAGCACATCGCCAATCTTGATATCCTTAATTTCCTTAACTGTTCCGTCCGCCATCTTGACCGCCGTATTTGGCGCAAAGCAAAATTCAAATAAGAATTTTACCAGATCGTTATCGGCGAGATTGAAAGCAGCGGTCATTGCGGACTGCCCCATAAACAAAACCGCAAACATAGAGCCGTATACCTTTCCCATTAAGTTTAAGATACGAATAAAACTCATACGAACACTATTCATGAGGAATTGAATCTTATTGCGTACACTGGCGATGAATTGTTCTACACCGCCAAGGAAGTTGGCAAACATTCCACGAATACTCATTGCGGAATTGACAACTGTCATAAGAACACCTTGAAAGGTAGCCAAAATGCTGTAAATAGGAGCGAAGACTTCGGCGGCTTTTCCATTAAAAATACTTTGGACACAAAAATTAAAATTATCAATCGGATCGTAGCCAAAATTGCCTACAAATGGCATAAAGAGCGGATTACAACGGTATTGCCCAAAATTCTTCTTAATATCATTGAGTAGGTGTAATTGAAAGGCGCCTACTAATAGACCAATCTGTACAGCAGTAATAAGTACAAAGACGATTATAGTTTTTGTATAACCCTCTTTCCACGCGGTGAATCTTTCAAACTCGGATGTTTCCATTCTGAAAACCCTCTGTTGAAAGCCATGATTTTACTTACGTGTTTTAGAACGCTGGTTCTTTCGTTTCTTATACGTGCGTCCTCGTCGCCCACCCTTTGGAGCCACAGGAGCCGCCTTCGGGTTAGCAGGTGTATCTACATCATTCCAACTAGGAATAGAGAAAAACCCTCCCATTCTACTTAAATGGTACGTTTAATCCACGCAATATCCGCCGTGAACGTCTTGCTGGCATTGGGCGATGTACGCTTTGTATAGGTGGCAACCGCCTGGAGCTTACGACGAACAGAGAGCGAACCGTATTTTGCGACCGCCTTCTTTAACGCGGCACGACGAGCCTTTGCAGACTTCTTTACTACATTGGAATAACCGAACTGTGAGAGCTCGCCCTCACGTAGAGGACCTATACCGGGACCTCCGTTGGGTCCGCGATATCCCTTACCAGGGAGACCGACGTTGCGAATTAATCCAACATCAACATGTACACGCTTTCCGCTTTTGAGCTTACGTGTGTAGGCAGCACGACGGATATATCCGCTGTGTTTACGTGTAGGAGCCATTATATTACGGTTATAGAAATTCTATAATTCATACACCCAATTCAAGAGGATGTGGGCTTTCGTAGCTTTGACCTGTGCGCTCTTTGTCGGGCTCTTATACTTCTTTGCAAAGGCAAATCAACAAGAGGTATTGGCAAACTGGGACCAGTATAATAAAAATGTATTTTTCATCTTTTTCTTAGCACCTTTCTATAAGCCCGACGGTGACCCTCGGTCCCGGCTTCAATTCGCCTTTGATAATTTCAATAATTTACTCTCCACCTTTGCGGATGATACAATGAAGACCATTATGCAACCGGTGATGCAGATTTTTAAACTACTCACGGACGCTATAAGTCAGACCGTAGAGGGACTTTTCAATGTACGAGGGCTTCTCAAAGCTATGTGGAGTCAGTTCAATAGTATGACAGAAGTGTTCAGAAATCGGTTTCAAGGAACGCTTACTGCTCTGAGAGCAACGTTTATGAAACTACACGCCGCCATTGGAAAGATGTTCGGTGTGGCGATTGCGGGTATTATGTCAGGTCTCTCCGCCTACCAGGCGACCCTGAGCGTATTTGACCTGGTAATTAACATTGTGATTACCATTTTGGTGATTATTGCGGCGATTTTCATTTGGCTACCATTCATTTTCATTGCGGTCCTGGTTATTATTATTATGGCGGTTAATGCGATTAACGATGCGGGACAGGGTGATAATATTACGGGTATTGCCGGCGTCTTCTGTTTTGCCGAGGGAACCGAAGTGAACACCGATAGCGGTGCGCAGCCGATAGAGTCTATTTCTATAGGAACCACGCTCAGCGACGGTGGACAAGTACAAGGCATACTCAAATTCGCTCAAGATACCGACGATATGTACGAACTCTACGGCGTCCATGTGAGTGGGTCGCATATTGTATATACCGATACAACACCGACGCTCGTGGAGCGCCATCCAGATGCGAAGAAACTGCCACAGGAACCCCGCCGAGTCTATTGTTTTATCACCACAACACGTCGTATCCCTATTGTTAGTGACACAGGCATCATTGAATTCGCCGACTGGGAAGAATTAGATGAAGATATAGACGGGTTGAGACAATGGAATAAGCAAGTATTCACATTACTCAACCCACAGCAGATTTATATAGAACCAAGTCCGTATTGTCTAACATCTGAAGGCGGTTTTACAGGGCAGACGCACGTAATGACGCAACTAGGTCCTGCTGAAATCCGTGGAATTGTCCCCGGATGTACAGTCATTGATGCCGACGGAAAGCAAACTACGGTGCGTGGTATAGTACGCCTAGCCGCCGAGGAGGTCCTCAGCGCTGTTAAGTTAAGCGAGACCGCATATATGTCATCCGGTAATTGGACAAAGGTCGGCAACACTTGGCTACAGCAACATAGTCTATGCGGAAGGAAACCGGCGACCGAGGAATGGTTCCACCTCTTTACGGAGTCAGGTACATTTATGGTAATTGAGGGGGGACACTTTATTGAGGTACGTGATTTTACCGATGTTGGAAGTTCAGAGATTCATAAGACGTATGATTGGGTCCTCAAAACCCTAGCGGAGAAAATCTAATCCATAACTAAAGCAAATGTCTCCCAGAATTACATTCGTGCTCGTAATGTTGGGTCTGCTCCTCTTAGCCAATCTCCTCATGGTGAACGGTTTTACGAACTACCCCATCCGTGCGGAGGGATTCGTAGATTTCATGCTCGATAATGCGGCACCAGCAGGCGATAAATACCAGTCAATCGGAACATACGATGATGTTGTTTACAAGCCAGCAAACGGCTTGTCTAACTGGCGTGGTCCAGCGCCCAATGAGCCCCTGTTGGGTCCCGATGTTGAGCTCGGTCCCGACAATCTCTTTATGTTCAAGAACAACCAGTGCAAGCCCGAGTGCTGCCCAGCCAGCTTTAGCTGCGGTGGCGGATGCGTCTGCACAACAGCGAAGCAGCGTGACTTTATTGCCAGCCGCGGTGGCAACCGTAACGTCCCCACAGATCTCTAAATATCCTATCAACCTTTATACTTTCATAGTATGCTATAAGCATATTATGAGATGAATAACGATGGAATCGTTTGTAATTTATATTCCCTTACCGCTGAACGCAGCGTCAAGCGATGCGCCGACAAGTGGGCTTTCTATTGCTGTAAATGCGTTATCAATGGGTGTACCAGCCATTAACATACCCTCGTCAGGCGCACCGCCCTGGGGCATTAGAGAGCGGCTGAGTGTCTGAAGTGTTACCTGCTTTGTTTCCGCAAGTGCCTGAGCGGGCTTTACGTAGTTAAACGCCGACTTCTCAGTGACGGGCTCATTTGTCTCCTGCATATCTACGTAGTTCTCAAAGAACTCCTTGGAGTCTAATTCTACTGTATAGACACGTCCAATTAAGCCCTCGCCCATACACTTGCGGTAGTGAATGTGGGGAGAGAGGGCACCTTTAATTGGTACGCTGTATGGCTGTGGCTTACGGACCTTGAGTTTCGCAATACCTGAGGCGTCGCCGATCGCTACACCGGCATTACGGTAGCCAAGGTAGGCTTGCTGCCAGTCGTTCAAATCATGTAGGTCCTTGTTTTTGGGCTCCGCCGCCCAATAGAGCACTTTCGTACCGGGACCTACTAGAACTTCTTTCGTAATATCGGCATTCTCGGGGGTCTGAACCTTTAAGACTTCGCAGGGAATCACTGACTTGCCGAGGAAGGGTAGATAGCTATCACGGTTAAATCCGATGAAGAGGGCGGCAATACCAACGGCGGCGAAGATAGCATTGGCGAGGATTACGTTGCGACCGGTTACGTAGGTTACAAAGTCCTTACCCGAAAAGCTCTTGATACCCCAATTGAGTCCACCAACGACAAGGAGAACCATAGCAATTGCGTATAGTTTCGCCTTCCAATATTGGTTCATTCTCTGTTATTAAGGGGCTAAAATCAATTCATAAACTTGCGTATCTGCGGGAATATCCTTTGCGGAACAACGGAACTGGGTAAAGAGTGGCTTCTCCACTTGTACTTTTGGTACTGCGTTATGAACATCTGCTGCCAAAGCTCTGTATAGGTCAAAATCAGGATAGCGTTCATCGTCGCTGGGTGTACGAAGTACATTCTTACCATTATCATCGGTTAGCCACTCCCATAGGATATTGTAAATAGGGCTGACCGTTTCGGGATAGAGTTTTGAGCCTTCGCGTGACATAATCTTAACGGGCGTCGCATTGGCGGGTCGGTCCGGAAAGAGGGATTCTAGTAGTGAAACTGCTAGACGACATAAATCAAATGATGTATTCGGCTCTACTCGTTTACCGTCTGCTTCGTCGTAGAATGGATCGCAGTTGTACTGGGTGGCGGCGTCGTTACCAGGGAAGAAGGCATCAGAGATGAAAAATCCGACCTTAGGAACCGTGAACGAGGCACGACCAAAATCAATAATCTTCATCAGACGTCCGTAGGTGGGCACTTTCATATACCAAGTCTCTTTTCCTTTGACAACTCGGTAGTAAATATCGGTCACGCCCGTGCCGTTCCACATAATATTATTGGTATGTAAATCGTTATGGACAAATCCGAAATAGTGCTGGGCAACGACCAGTCCCGCAATCACCTGGAAGAGCCAGGCAGCCCAGCGTGTATCCTTTGTTTCTAGCATACTTGCGTCATCGGGGTCTTCATCTTCTAGCAAATTATCCATTGTACCATTCGCCTTTTCAAGCAAGGATACTTGTACAGGAAAATTGGAAAATTCTACGAGTTCTTCTGTTTCATTGCTATCATAGGAAGCGGAACCGGATTCGGAACTGGATTCAGAGCCTGAAATCCGCGCCAACCGTAATTTAGGGCTTGTTAGTTTTACAGGCGCCTCCTCGCTGGCGATAGGTTCCTCTTCACTCACTGTAATATCGTTTGTAATATTCATTACACCGGTATCAGCATCAACGGATACAAAATCATCCAATGTGAGTGCTTCACCAGGCTGTGTAAACAGGGTTTCTAACGATTTCTTTGTATCCAATGATTCTTCGCTGTCTTGATATTTGAAGATACCGAGTGTCTGATTTATCTTCCACCAAGGTTTACGACGTAAAGAATCGTACTCTTCGGAAATATTATAGACGTAGGTATCTACACGTGCGGAAAATGTGCCGTAGCAGAGACACCAATGGGGCGAAATACGACTTTCGGCAAACTTAGAGGCATAGAGCGCAAAGAGACAATCAACATACGCCTCGTTGAGTGGATTATTGATTTTCATAAGCATATTTTTCCATAGATTACTTGGTGCGGGGAGGGCACCGTCATTTGGTAGGACGTATTCACCTTCCATTGCGGCAAGCGGATCCACAAGATGAATACGTTTAATGAATATATCACGCTTTGTTCCATCCGTAAGGACTAAGGCACCATCAAAACTAGAATCGGTTTGGCGTTCAACGGTTGCCACCTGTTCTCCTGATATACCGAGCCAGCATGACTTAAACCCTGTAAGTGACTCTTCTAGCGATGGTTCTAGTTTCTCAAGTGCTGAGAAGTACGCTTGAGGTTTCTTAAATTCGGTTAATGCGTCGCAGATTGTTACAGGTAATTCAGAGGGAAAACCGGATAGCATCAAGGACGATGGTAGTTCAGTGACCGCGGGTTTCGCAACACGTACACCTCCTCGACTTGTATTGGTTGTTGCCGCACCACCACGTCCACGGGGAGCACCACGACCACGGGGAGCGCCACGACCACGGGGAGCACCACCACGATTCCGATTACCAGGCATTTCTAAACACCGTGCCGGGTCTAATTTAAGAGACTTTCCGCATATAAAATGAGGATATGCGGTAAAAGAAAAATGGAAGAAGTATGTATCAATACAGATGAGTGCTCCGGCAAGACCTGGTATGGGATTAACGGCAATGTTGCCGACGATGGGGGGAGACGGCGGCAGTGGGACCCCTCGTCCTACAATGAACCTTCGCCTCTCCAAATTCAATATGAATATGATTCCCGATGACGGAGTCGTCTTGTTTATTGGACGCCGAGGAACCGGTAAATCGTGGTTAATTAAGGACTTGATGTGGTATAAGCAGAAGTTCCCAATCGGTACAGTGTTCTCTGGTACTGAGGGTGCGAACGCGTTCTACGGTTCCATGGTTCCTAGTCTGTTCATTCACGACGAGGTCGTGCCGCAGACAGTCTCTAATGTTCTTAAGCGCCAGGAGCAGATTACGAAGCAGATTCGTAAGGAGACGGAAGTACGCGGTTCGTCACAGCTAGATCGCAAGGCGTTTATTATTATGGACGATTGCTTGTACGATAATAAGTGGGTGAACGATAAATGGATTCGTTCGCTATTTATGAACGGTCGTCATTATGGTCTACTCTATATTTTAGCCATTCAGTACGTTATGGGTATTCCGCCGGTTCTACGAGGACAAGTGGATTACGTATTTATTTTACGAGAAAATCAGGTGAGCGCCCGCCGTCGTATTTATGAGCAGTTCGCCGGTATCTTTCCTACGTTTGAACTGTTCTGTCAGATTATGGACCAGTGTACCGAGGACTATGAGTGTTTAGTGATTCATAACGGTGCGCATACCAATAAGATTGAGGATTGTGTATTCTGGTATAAGGCGCAACCGCATCCGGATTTTAAGATTGGGTCACGCGACCACTGGGTGCGGTCGGCGGAATACGAAAGACAGAAGGAGTTGGCGGAGCAGGCGGGCGATGCGGGCTTGCCTATGTTGACGACGGGAGGGGCGACAAAGGGACCGGTGCTTCAGGTGAATAAGTATTAGTCGCCACAGTTTCATTACGATTATCTCGTTCGTATTGTTGCCAG